TCAAGTGACTTATCCTTGACATATTCAAGATCACCCATATTGGGATTAACTCGAATTCTCTGCAAAAATTCAATAATTTGGTCACGAAGAATCGTGTCACGACCTTCACGAAGATCATCTCTAATGATCGTAACTAGCAAAGGAAGGGTAGGAAAGTCTTTGTATTTCTTGTGATATTCAAAATATGAATTACAAAGATATTCAAGATACTTGAGATCAAAATATGCAGGTGTCATAATTTCAATCATCTGCATTGCCCACATTCTGTCTGTTAGGAATGCTTGGAAGATTCTTTCTTGAAATTGTTTTCCATACTGACTAAAATACGCTTCGCTCATATAGCACCAATGTGATTCATTGAATAAAATAAATTGTCAACATCAAAATTTCTAATACCGATTTTTTGTGATTCCCGCATGAATGTTATCTTATCACGCCTAGGGCTCCATTTTTCATTCGTATACTTAATTTTCTCTATTTGTTGCTGATTTAATGATGAAGAATCCAGGTAGACGAGTTTCCAGTTTCTCAAGATAAGATCAGCAGATTCAACAATTGAATCGTAGATCTTGATTTTTCCAGTGTTCCTTTCGCCTGAAAGCTCTATTAGCTTTTCAACAAGAATGTCTTCTGGCAATATGAATTCTGGAAATCGCTTTGATAGCGTCTTGAACCCAACGCCTGGGACACCAGGTATATTATCCGACGTATCACCGCAAACTGATTTTGCTAGGGCGAAATTATTTGGATGAATACTGTACTTATTGATAACTTCATCAACATCAACAAGCTTTTTCCAAGTAGGCGAATAAATGACAGCATTATCTCGAATGAGCTGGTAGAAGTCCTTATCAGCAGAAAGTATGATGTGATATGAGCCTGAATGCATGTATCGACAAATATATGCAATGATATCATCAGCTTCGCAATCTTGCCCGTACATTTGACAAACAGGTAGCTGTTGCAGCAATCTTACGAGTGCTGCAATCTGGCTTGTCCTATCAGATACAGTTTGTGGAATATCATCCTCATAATATCTGTTAAGCTTTTCTGGTCGTCTATGCTGCTTATAGTCTGGGTAGAGCGCTCGTCGTCTTGCAGATCCGCCGCTTTCCCATACAATATATACTTGTTTAGGTCTGAATCTGGTACAGAGAGATCGAAGCTCCCCCAAGAATCCGACAATGCCACCTAAGTGGTTTCCATTGACACCCAATGCAGGATGTGCAACAAAATGTCGAGTAAAAAGGTTGAGAGCATCGACCATTAAGATCGATGCATCTCCGTTCATTCTTCGTCTTCTACTTCGTCATTATTAATCTCTCCGACACTCTTTGTGCGTATCATAACAGTCTCAATCAAGCTTTCGAGATATCCAGTATATGCAGGAGTTTTAAGTATTTCACCAAACTCTGATTTATGAAACTTCTTCTCAATGATTACGTCGCCAAGATCAACATCAGTTACAGTAAAGACCTTCCACGCCCCTTCACCTGAGACACAGATGATTTTATTTCCAATCTGTCGCTCTCCTGCTACACGAAGAACATCAAAAACTTCTTCATATTCTTCAATGCCCTTGCCGAAGATGATTCTGAATTCTACTTTGCGAAATGGTGGTGCCACCTTGTTCTTGATTGTTTTGGCCCAGACATTAATACCAATAACATCACCCTGCTTGTTTTCAATGTGCTGGCCTGCACCAAGCTTTATACGCACTGATGCATGGAATGGAATTGCCATGCCTCCAGGCGTGGTTGTAGGGTCTCCGTGTAGAACACCGATCTTGGTGCGAATTTGATTTAATATAACGAAGAGGACACTTTGATCGCCGATGACCCCAGTAATCTTTCGCATGCCTTTCGAGATTGAGCGTGCCTGTAGCCCTATTGTGTCTTTGTCATAAGCGCCTTCAAGCTCTGCTTTGGGTGATGACGCTGCAACAGAATCCCAAACAATGGTGATTGGCACGTCTTTTTGCATTGCCTTTGCTTTTAAGATTGTCTTCTCTGCTACATCAAAGACTTCTTCCGTGCAATGAGTATCGACATAAACAAATCGCTTCGTAACATCAACACCTAACGATTGCAAGTTCTCAACAGAAGTTGCGTTCTCAGTATCGATATAGACACAGATTCCGCCCATTTGCTGGGTTGATCTTGCTATTTGTGTTGCAATATGAGACTTTCCAATTGATGGTGGACCAAAAATCTCAACAATTCTGCCTTCTGGAAGTCCACCTTTTGACCTATTTGAAACAATATAGTCAAGAAGAGTAGAGCCTGTAGAGATCCACCGCTTTACATGTGTTGGCGATTCATCTTCAGATAGATTGTATGCTATTCGAGAGCCATGCTCCTTGTTTAGAGATGAAATTAGATCTGCAGTAAAATCAGCTGAAGTATCATCAGCTCGGGTACGTTCTTTGGAAACTCTTGCCATTTTTGCTCCTTTATAAACAGTAAGGGCGCGAGGCATTCTTTATACCCCGCGCCCGAAATTATGATCAAGTATCGATTAGGTCATTAAATGCATCATCAAGTGACTTAAAAGTCTTCTTGGGAGTGCTTGCAACGGGCTTTTGCTGGGGTGCTACTTCGTCAGAAGCCGTGACGCTAGATGACTTGTTATCAGCACTACCACCACGAGGAGTTCCTTCAAACTCAGTAGGCATACCGCCTTCGATCCAGTCATTGATAATCTTTGAAAGCTCATCATAAGACTTGAGCTCATAAAGCGTGCCTACATCCGGGATGTTTGCGATCCAAGTCTTGGCAGTTGCAGTATTAGTTGAAAGCTGTGACGATTTTCCTCGAGGCATGACCTCTGTTTCAGAGTACTTCTTGCCCTGAGGCTTAAAACACTTAATCTTTACATCGCGACCATTCTCAACGTCAGTAATATCACCGTAATCTTCATCAATCATGATGCCAAGAAGACTCTGGTAAACTTGCTTTCCAAATGCCCAAAGCTGGACACCCTTGTCTTCTTCTCCGCGAACAATGACAGGAGCATAGCAGCGCATCTTAGGATAGAGCTTTTTAGCAAGCTCATAAGATTCCTTGGTTCCTTCATTGCGAAGCTTAGTAATAAGCTCCTGGAAGGGATCCGGCTTGCCAAACTGGTTAGGCGTCAAGATGCCGGGATTGTTACCAATGTTGTAGTAAAACCACAATTCCTTGAAAGGCTGTCCGTCGTTGCTTGGGAAAGAAAGAAGCCGAACAGTGTGATCCTCACCTTCTTTTGGCTTCCAAGAAGAAGAAGACTTTTTCGAATTTCCAGACAGGTTTTCTAGACGCTTGCGGATTGCGTCAAAATTAATACTCATTTTTTGATTCCTTTAATGTTTAATGTGCAACTTACAAATATTAGCTTCTAGAGGATTCATGTAGCGTGTGTTGTAAGATCACACCCCAATCATAGACTGGAGTGAGAATGTTTTCATGGTTTTTGCTTAATTATTTTAAGCGGGTCGACGACGTATTGACCGCCGGCTGCCTTTGCCATGCTATTATAAAAGTTTTGTGGATTTCTTGGGCTCTTTACAGGGCCTGCATATCCAGCAATAGCACCTGCACCGCTAAATTCATTGGTTCTTGACTTCTTGCGACGACGGCGCTCAGCAAGAATATCAGGGTCATCTGCATTTTCGCTACCTTCCACAGCATCAGAGACTGCTGCGTTAAGTAGTGCAAGGTTTCCAATGAAATTTGAAGTCGCATTAATGGATGCTAGTGTTTCATCGCTGATGCCGGGAATCATACCTCCCATGCTTGCGATTGTGTCTTCGACAGCCTTGATTTTATCTCCGTACTTTAGAGAGAAATCAAAGAGTGCTCTTGAGATTTTTTCACCTTCTGGGTCGAGCTTAGGCTGTGCAGCACCTAGTGCTGTAAGTGCTGAATCTACTACCATGTCTGCAGTTGATAAGCCAGGAATAAGCTCGAGAGGCAATGCTGAAATTGAATTAATTAAAAAATCAAAACATTTCATAGCAATATCAATTGTCGAAGCTCTAATCTCGGCGCGAACAGCTGCTGATGGAAGTACTACTGATCCGCCGCCGCTTGTGCTAATCAAAGGTGTTAATGCATCATTGTTTTCCATCGGCGGATCAGTCATATCAATGTTTATGCCGTGCTCAGCAAGCAGTCTTTCAAGTTCATCTATTAGTGCTCTTACACCATTAAAGTCTTTAATGGCATGAGTAAAATACCAGAGTTCGCCACCAAGTGGAATAAATGGTGCTGCTGTATAGCCGATCTTTTCTATGGTATTAGACGATTCATCGTCATCTCCTGCTAGGAATGACTTGAATTTTGACATACCTGCTTTTGCAGCGGAACCAATAAAGTCTGTTATTGAATCTTCGTAGAGCTCCATTCTAGCATGAAGAACATCATCATCGTCATCAAGTGACTCACTTATCGGTGTAGTATGGAGATAACGTTTCATATTTCCTGCCCTTCTAGGTAAATATCTTCGATCTGAGACTTTTCTATCTACGATTGCAGCAATGTTGACTTGATCTTCTGGCATTTCATCATCGTTATTGTGCCGGCCCATGCCAATTGATAGCATTGTATCAGCTGAAGCACTCATGCCACCGTTTGATAAGAACGGCCGCGGAACAAATGGTCTTGCAAGGCGCATAAGTGCAGTATCGGCACCACCAAATCCGCCAGCAGCGGATGGTGCAGTGCCTCTTCCAGATCTTTCGGTTCCGTCGGTTTTTCTGCTCACTATGCTAAGTATTCTCTTGGCCACACAAGTCAAGCATACTTGAAATCTTAATAGAAGTATGTAACAAAGTCATGACTGGACTTCC